AAAACTGATGTGCCTAATGGTCTAAAACACTTCAACAGATCACCTATCAAAACTTCAATGGAAGGTGACTTTGATACTGGTAACGTAAGATACAAAGCTAGAGAGAGATACGTATTTGGATTCTCTGATCCTAGAGGTATCTTTGGATCAAACGCAACATAATAATTAGAAATTAAAGGGCCGATCTTGTATCGGCCCTTTTTTTATTGTAAGGTGTGAACATGAAAAATTTTCTCGTAAAAATCTATGCATATAAATACAAAATGGAACTACAAATTACTTGTATGGATGGCCCATTAGATATAGAAAACGCTATTATTGACAAACTAGGAAAAGGTGATATAAAATGGGAATATCTTGGAGAAATGAATGATCCCAAGATAAATAGAATAACCTATGAGGAGGTTATGAATGGAGGAGATAATGCAACATCTGGAGACCCTATACACGAAGAAAAAGGGACTGGATCTTCAATGGGAGCAGGAGCATCTTAAAGAGGGTAGATATACTCTCAATATGGTTAAACTTGACAGAAAAGTCAAGGAAGTAATTAGCCATATT